GTGACCTTGATTTCATCTTCACATCAAGAATTCAAAATGCCGTTTGTCTACTTATTTACAGACCAAATAATCGGTGTTTCGCTTGGGAAATATTCGATTGGTCAGTAATCTCTAGTTTCTCGGCTAACGTTTTGGAATCTATTGTTAATTCAATAGGTTCTTTTTGTTCCTTTAGATAATTGATTAGCTCTCTATTGAGCTCTAAACACTTACTGGTGATATGCTCGTGCAAATCAATTAATCTAATCAAAAACTCTTCTCTGTCTTTGTCCATTCCCCCACCTCCTTTCTGTGGTATAATTTAAATAAAAATGTGAGGTTGAAATGAATTTTTTTAATTTTTTATTGTGTGTTTTTAAGTTTACAAGTGAATATCTAATAAAAAATTGGATAGCTTTAATAGCTCTGTTTCTATCTTATTCAAACTACCGAAGAAATAACTTACAAGTCGAGTTAATTGCTGCTCCTGTTTCAGATTGGATTTTGAGCGTTATTTTAGACAACGGTGAAAGCATATATAATCCAAATGGTACATTAAGAGCTAACATTAAAATCATCAATCCTTCTAATGTTGATGTAAGCTACTTCGACTTGATTGTTTTTGATAAAAACAGAAAATATCAGCATTATTACCAAAAGCAAAATAATATAATTAACGATTTAACAGGTAGAGAGGCTATAGCCGCAGTACAGCCTGATGGCAATACAATCCTTATCGAGGTTCCAGAGGCAGATTGTGGAGTATTAAAAGCCCACAGTATGACAAGGATGGATTTAATCATACAAACATCTGAAATCACAGATAGACTCTTTGTTGCTTTTAAAGTAGCTAAAAAGAAAAAACTATTTAAAGCTAATAAAGCAGGATATGTTAATTCACCTTATCAATCATTTTCTGCGTCATTCCCTGTGGAATTATCAAAAAAACCGCACTACGAGGATATCCTAAAAGATTTGCATGAGTGAGAGCAGATTTTCTTGTGTGAAATATCTTGGAAGAACCTAGTACACCGTATTTAATTTTTTCCATGCCTTCCCTCCTTTCCACTCCTTTTGGGAGTTTTTATTTTGTAATAAACCAAGCGATCAGCCAAGTGATACCACCTAGCACTAACAGAGCTGGCAATAAGCCACCTTCAAATTCAATACTTGTTTTTTCTTTGCCATTACGACTAGTAAACGTGTGTTCTAGATCGCCAAACATTAGTTTTTTCCAATTCATTTTGTACCTCCTAAAAATGTTATAATCAACTTATCCTAGCAGAAAGGAGGATAAGCTAATGAAAATTTCTAATTCAAAAGATTTAGCTCTCGCTATTGTTGCTTCTTCTAGCCCTACTTTGTCTATCGAAGATAAAATCAAACTTTACGAAGACTCTTTAGAAGCTATTAAGCAACATAATTTACCTTTCATTGAAGCCGAAAAGCAAGAACAAATCAATAATGGTAAAGTTATAGCCGAAGCTCTTGAGCGTGGCGAGTCATTGTTTTGATAAATAGTCGCCAATTTCGAGGAACCCTTTAGCAAGTTCGCACCTTGTTAAGGGGTCTTCTGCGTTTACGAAATCTCGCAAAATTTGCATGTGCATATCTTTTAGCACTCCGATAAACTTTTCATTTTGCTCACTCATAACTTCTCCTTTCATTCTTGCGGAGATACAGCCAATGTGCTAAACTAAACTTACCCCTATTAGGGGTGGGGGAGTTTCACCCCCTATCCGATTACCTAGTAATCAGATGTTTTATTCTAAGCTTAAACCAAAGAATTTTGATTTCGACTTCTAGTTCTTTGTGTTTAGGCTTTTTGTTTAGCCTCGACTTCATCAGCTGTACCTCCTTTCGTTTTGCTTAATTCCTTAAGCTTGATTATATTATACTGCGGTTAAACCGCAATGTCAAGTATTTTTTTGCGTTTTTTTACGGTTTTTTTATTTTTTTATTTACTTTTTTGCGTTTTTGCCGTAATATATACATTATAAGGAGGTGCAAAAATGTCTTCAAAAAAATTAGAGAACAAAGAGATATTTTCTAAAAACCTTGCATTTTATATGGAGCGAAAAAGAGTAGACAGAAATACACTATGTGCAGACTTAGGACTGAAGTATACTACGGTTAGAGATTGGCTCAAGGGTATAACTTATCCACGAATAGGGAAAATAGAACTTTTGGCTGAATACTTTTCAATTAACAAGTCAGATTTGATTGAAGAACACTCTACTAATGGAGCAACTTCCAAAGTCAACTTTGATCCAAGGCAAGCAATTCTCTTATCTAACTATTCAAAACTTAACAACGTACGAAAGAATAAGTTGCTGGCTATATCTGAGACACTTTTATCTGAGGAACAAGGCAAAGTGATAAACTTGCAAGAGAAGATGGCAGAATACGGCTCCAGAAAACGTGTAAGTCTATCTGTACCCGGTAAAGTGTCTGCTGGTACTGGATATTGGCAAGAGGATGACTATGACACAGAGGTTGACTTCTACGCTGATGAAATACCAGATGAAAAAAACTATGACACCGTTGCGGTTGTTGTCGGTCACTCAATGGAACCAAAAATAAAAAATGGCGACTTTTTATTTATTAAGCTGGCTGATCAAGTTGACATTAACAAAATTGGTATTTTCCAAGTTAACGGTGAAAACTATGTCAAGAAATTAAAGAACGACTACCTCCAGTCACTTAATCCAAAGTATGCTGACATCACACCAGCTGAAGGAGATGATTTCAGAACCATTGGTGAGGTGGTAGATATTTATAGAGAAGGGTAGTCTGTGGAAAACTTGACGACATAGAAGATTTTAATGTTTATAGATTTATGAAAGCGTATAGGTTAAACACCATCTGCGATGAAGCGATGGTAGTAAATGAGTTTAAAAATTTAATTTAGGAGATTTATGATATGAAAAAACCTTTTTATAAAAAGTGGTATTTTTGGACACACGCTATACTACTATTAGTTTTAGGATTTTCGTTTTTTGTCATTTACAGATTGGCAGAGACTAATATTGTTAACGAGAAGAAAATAGCAAAATTAGAAAAAACTCAAGAAAATAAAACGACGTCAGGTATTAGGAAAACCATATCCGATTTTACCAGTCGTTTTGACGAAGAATTGTCTGTCAGAGCTATTAAATTTTATCTTAATAAAGATCAAGTTGTATCGTCTTTTGGTGATGAAGTTAAATTGGGTGGAGGTTACTTAACTATAAATAAACCAAATAATGACAAAACAAGAATGTTAGCAACAACAACAGATTTCAAAAATAAAATCATTGTGCCGATAGAATTCAAAAATACAACTGGGGAAACAAAAGGTTTTGATACAAGAGATATTTTCGCCTACAATGGAGATGAAACTATTTCTTTTGATTCAGTTATCAGCGAAAATTTAGATAATGACGGATATAGCGTTGTTGTAAAAGATGGAGAAACAGCAGCGGCTAGTATTGTTTTTGGGACAAACAGCAAGATTAAAGATATCAAAGTGAGATATAACTCAGGATTATGGAAATAAAAAAAGCCCCACGCTCAAATTTGGGAGGGTCTGAGCGTGGGGCGAATCTAGTATAAGAAACAACCATTAAAAAGGTCGTTTTCTTGTACCTAATTATATCATTTTTAGGAGGTGATGCCAATATCCTATCTCAAAATCAGCACTCCCCAGCGCAAAGAGAGAGGAAAAAACAATGATTGAAAAATACACTAAAAAAGATGGCACAACTGCCTATCGCTTAAGAGCATACCTTGGTGTTGATCCCATGACTGGTAAACAAGTCAGGACAACTAGGCAAGGGTTTAAAACAGAAAGAGAAGCTAAAAGAGCCGAGGTAAAACTTATTGATGATTTTCAGCGTCAAGGCGCTTGGAAAAGCAACGATAAAACTACATTTGACGATGTAGCCAAACTGTGGTTTGAGCAGTACCGAAATACAGTCAAACCGTCAACATTTCTGGTTAACCAAAACTACTATAAAACAATTTTAAAGCCACATTTAGGACAACTGCAAATGACGAAGATAACTGTCATGATTTGTCAAAAATTTGTGAATTGCCTATCTCGATATAGCGGTTATAGGCTTTATCTAAGTTTAGCAAACAGAATTTTTAAATTTGCTGTCAACTTAGGTATTATTGATAATAACCCCATGAGCAAGACGTTGAGATCAAAGTGCACTTACAAAAACATGGATACACTCACCAAAAAATATTACACAAAAGAGGAATTGAATGCTTTCTTGAGGATTGTGGAAGCTGAAGAAACTCTAGAGATGCGTCTGATTTATAGATTGCTGAGTTATGGCGGTTTTAGGATTGGTGAATTAATAGCTTTAAAAGATACCGACTTTGATTTCCGCAACAATACTATCAGCATTACAAAAACCATTGCTTATACAAAAGAAGGATGGGCTGTACAATCTCCTAAAACCAAAAAAAGCAATCGCACCATATCAATGGACGCTGAGACCATGACGTTAGCCAAATTATATATTAAGCAAAGTATCAAACCTTTACACGGATCGTTTAAATTGTTTAATTTTGCTAGCGACACCGTGAGAAAAAGACTGGACAGATTTATATTGAAGCATGGATTAAAAAGGATTACTCCCCACGGGTTTAGACATACCCACGCTTCGTTGTTGTTTGAGGCTGGGATTCCCGCTAAGATTGCACAAGAGCGGTTAGGCCACGCTAAAATAGCAATCACGATGGATTTATATACTCACTTATCCAAAAAATCAAAGGATAATGTTGCTGACAAATTGGCCGAACTCGTCGCTATTTAACACAAACGTAGTGGGGAACGTAGTAAGTCTGTTTTTAGACTTTAAAAAAGCCTTGATATCAATGATTCTGAGAGGTAATCTTATATTATAACAAAAAACAAAGGCTTTCACAGGAATATATCAGCGAACTTTCCCTATAAAAAAAATTCTGCAGCTATCTACTGCAGAAATAAAATCGATTAATCCGCTTTAAAAGCATTGAAAAAAGGTTGAATATCTCGTATGAATTGTTTCTTCCCCGCGAAACGTTCACCACTAATCAGTTTTTCAAATTTTTCTTTATCAATATCTGACAAAGTTTCTTCCACTTTTGTTAAAGTATCACGATAAGCAATATAGTCATCTAAAACTAGTCCTTTACTCTTAACATAGTGACTAACTTCACTGATTTCTTCATAAGGCATTTTATTAAATTGTCGCTTTTGACAATCTTGGTGTCTTAATACATCGTTTAAATAATTTGAAAATTTTGTTTTAAAGTAAATGAATAGTTTGCTTTCATTATCCAATAAATACGGATGCTCTTCAAGCAACCTAAAAAGTACAATACGTCCTTCTTGAATCCAATCATCATATTCCCAAAGTTGAACAAAATAATTTCTTCTCAGCTTCATTACGATTGGCTTTACTTTATCAAACAACTCCTCAAAATCTCTCAAAACAACTTATTCCTTTCTTAAACATATACTAAGTATAAAAAAAGTAAGGTGATAACAACATGACAATGGTGTCCTTTAAGGAAATGATTTTTTCCCAAAACACATTAATTGAGTATTATCAGACTATTTAGTAACTCATATTAGTTAACAATCGAGTAGAGGCTAATCTCTAGCCCCTC